CTCCAAAGAACTTGTCGGCCCCCACCACACGACCGTATTTGCAGCGGTCAACGTCACGCCGTGCGCGGCAGCTTGCGGCTGAATCACCAACACTCGGGGGGAACTACTATCTTGGAATCGTTTGAAAATCTCGGTACGGGCGTTGGCAGACACCTCTCCGCTGATTACCTCAGCTTCAATCCCGTCGGCGTTGAGCTTTTGCGCCAGGATCGAGATCACATGCTTGAAGGGCACGAACACCAACACCTTCTGGCTGGCTTCCTCAATCACTTCCTGCAGCACTGCGTACCGCTTGCTGATGTCAAACTCAAGCACCTCACCGGTATCCGAGTACACCGCACCGCATGAGATCTGTAGCAGCTTGTTCATGTTGACTGCTGCGTTCACCGACGTGATCTCTTCTCCTGCAGCCTGCACCACCATCTTGTTCTTGAGCATGGTGTAGTACCGCTCTTGCTGCTTGGTCATCTCCACGCGGCGCTTCACGTAGGTCATCTCGGGCAAGTCCAAGCACTCGTCTTTGGTATACCTGATGGCGGGCTGCAGCGCGTTGAACACTGTCTGTGTAGCGTTCTCTTTAGGCAACCATCGGTAGTTGGTGAGCTTGAGCATCACCATGTCGCGGAACGAAGTGAAGAACTTGGGTACACCCGTGGGGTTGACCAGCTTGGCAAGTCCATACGCATCGAGCGGTGACTGCGCTGCCGGAGTGCCTGTCAACATCCATAGCCATGTATCTGGCTTGATCAATGAGTTGAGGACTTTCCAGCGCTTTGTCTGCACATTCTTGTAGGCATTTGCCTCGTCCACCACGATGAGATCAAATCCACCGTTGCGGATGTCATCAGCAACAATCTCCACGCCGTCATAGTTGATGATGATGTACTCAGCGTCACCCTTGATGATGGCCCGACGCTTCTCCGCGCTACCGTAGGCAATGTCCACGGTGCGGTGGATAGCAAACTTAAACAAGTCTGCACGCCATGCGGAGTCCATGATAGACAGAGTGCAAATCACCAGCACGCGCTGGATTCGGCGTTGCTTGAGCAAATAGTCCGATGCCCAAATCACACTGCCCGTCTTGCCTGTACCCTGCTCGTTGAAGCAAAACGCACGCTTGTTCAGCGTCAGGAAAGCAGACGTGACACGCTGGTGTTCGAAAGGTTTGTGTTTCCCAGGCCAGTCGTAGTGTCCCAGGATGGGCGACGGCACGTTTCGGATCTTGAGGTTTTTTAAGACCTGTGCTTCATCCAACCCCCAGCGCACAAGCACTTGGTTGTTTGGTAGCTCTTTGCTTTTCGGAATGACCGTGGTGACACGTTGCGGGTTACGCAGTGTCAGCAGCAGTGCTTTGTTCTCAACAATTTGCAATGTCTCTCTCCGCAGACGCGCAGTCCTGCCAATGTGGCATTAACAGAATTAGGACGGAGTGGGTGTCCACGCCGTCCGCTGCTCATCGAACTTCTAATCTAGCTTGTCGCGCAGCGCACGTCAAGCGGGTTTCTTCTTTTTGTGACCGTTACGGCTACGATTTTTTGCAGGGGACTCCAGGCGGTACCCGTCGGCGTTGCTGCCCCCCTTGGCCAGGGCCACGTTGTGGGACACGTCCTTGCCCGTGCGATCCACACCTTTCTTGTCCAGCGCCCGCCGTGCACGTTGGCGCTCCAGCTTCGCAGGTATCTCGCCACGTTTAAGCTGCATCTGGTACTCGTGTTTATAGGGGCGCGGTGATTTCGTATACGGCATCATCCATTCCTTCCGTTGTGAGGGCACGTGGTCACCACACAGTGCTTTCGGCACAATCCGCTGGGGCGTGGATTCCATGTGTTGGTGCGGTATGCACCCTTCATTCGGTCGTGGTCTCGCAACCACTTTTGCCACAAGATGGGCGCTTGGTCAATCGAATAATTTGCCTTCGGAAACGCGTTGGCAATCACAAACAACAGCCCCGCCTTGACCCGCTTGACCTCGGGAAAATGCTTGAACACTGCAAGTGCCATAAGCTCTAGCTGCCCGGTGTCGGCGTACTTGGCGCTCTTGCCTGTTTTGTAGTCAAGCACCCGCGCCTCGGCTCGGGCGTTGTCGATGATCAATAAGTCAGCAATCCCCCGGAACCACACCTGTGGATCCCGGAACCCACATGGATCCAGGTTCTCAGTCAGCCCCATCTCGTACTCGCAGTACTTGTCACCGGGGATCTTACGTAGACTGTCCAGCGCACCTTTGGCAAAGTTAAACGCCTCGGGAAGGGGTCGGTCTTCTTTGATGTAAAACTCCGCCGCCTCATGAAACCGTGTGCCATATAACATGGCATCCGACGTGGGCTCAGCGAAGTCCTTGGCCACCCGCAAGTGGTAGTACTTGCGAGGGCACTGCTCAAACAACTTGATGCTGCTGAAAGACCAGGGGCTGCTCATTACTTGACTTCTTCCATGTGACGCAGGGTCATCTGCAGTATTCGGGCTTCTACTCCCAACTGGACGCTGATCTCTTCTGCTTCTTTGTATCTACGTTGTAGACACAGCGCATGGATTTCTTTTGCCATAGCCTCGATCTGCATCAGCGGCATCGCATAGTCAATAAACGAATCAGCAGTCTCCATAACTCTTTCCTATCCCGCTCTCGCAATCTACGGGTAAACCCTCAGCCCATGTAGGTACCCACCGCATGCACTCTTCCACATAGGTCTGAGCTTCGGCGGCTTGCGCTTCTGGCACCATGCAAGCTACGGCGTCGTGTACCGTCATGATCACAGGATACTTTCTGCTGATACGCAGCATCTGTTCCGCGATGATACAACGTGCAATGGCTTGGCAAGCATTCTCCACTACTTTCCCACCATAAATACGTGTGCGCCCCTTGCGGGTCTGGTAGTGGAACTCCACCCCCTTCTCGCCTTCGGAGAACCGCAAATCGTCGTACCGCATCAGCAGTCCGCTTGGCAGCTTGATCGCGCTTTCTTCGGGCAACACCTCCAGCACCCCAGGCCTACCCAACGGCGCGGGGTCGCGGCGCGAGAGACTTACTAATGCGTTTTGTGCTTGTCGCCACAGCCGCACGATTGCGTCGTTGGAGCGCCTATAGATGTCAATGATGCGACGGCACTCATCCAACTCCACGTCTACCTTCATGGTCTTTAGCTGAGCTTGGAACTTGGCAGCGCCCATCCCGTATCCGGCACCAAGCACCGTGGTCTTACCGATGAACCGCTCATCCTTTGTTATCTCGTCTTCACTCTTACCGTAGATCGCAGCGGCCATCTTCTTGTAGACATCCTTCTTCTGCGCAAACGCTTCAACCAAGTCATCCTGCCCAGCCAGCCACGCCAGCACGCGGGCCTCGATCTGTGAGGAGTCAGCATCCACGATGACGTGCCCATCAGGCGCGGTGATGGCGCTCTTTAGCTTGTTCGCGTTTTCTCCACGACTAGGTAAGTTCTGCATGTTGATCTTGTCGTCTCCACCCCAACGCCCGGTATGCGCCGCATAGTAGCGAATCGGCACGGGCAACGTACCGCGCTTGGCAATGTCAATGAACCGCTGTGTCCTGGTTTCTTCCAATGTGGACTTGTTTCCCAACCGCGCCGCCACAAGCGCTTGCACTTGCTCGTTAGGGTGTGAGGCCAACGCCTTGAACTCCTCATCCGACTTAGCAAACGCATAAGTCTCTTTACCCGTGGCGGGGCTGATCTTCTTGGGGATCTCCACGGGCACTGGGTTGCCCTGCTCGTCAACCAGACTGCTGAGCGCTTCTGCAAACTTCTCGTTGCTCATCAGTTCAGCTTTGTCCGCATTGCACTTGGCTAACAGCGCTTCCTTCTTTGCCTTTGTATCTGCTAGGTGCTGCTCCAACATGCCCAGGTCTAGCTCCAACTTAGGCTCAATGAACATTCGCAGCGTCAGGTCAATGACCTTGAACTCCTGCTTAGGAAAGTTACGCGCCATGCGTTGAAACAACTTGTACGTTAACTCCACATCATTGATGCAGTAGTCCCCGTATCTGGACAATTCGGCATCGGTGAAGTGATGGCGTCTTTTGCCGATTGCGTTTAAGACTTCTGTACCTTTTTCTCCCAAGCCATAACGCTCAGCCAGCGCTTTAAGCGAACCCCCAACCTCCACGCCATGTAGAGCACGCCCCATACAAAGAGTATCAAGCCAGCCACGAGGGCGAACACCATAGCGCCAGCCAAGAATAGCGCCATCAAACATTGTGTTGTGAGCCAGGACAAAGGACTCTGCCCAGTTGAACTCAGTCGTGAGCCAATGCTTGAGATCTTCATGTGCACCACTTGCCCATACAGTTTTTTCGTTGTTAACCTTCACGCCGATGCCGATGGTTTCAAACAAATCGGATCGCACGTACTCTTCTGTCGTTATCTTTGACAGGGAAAAATCCCTATCGTAATAGGTCTCAAAGTCAATTGTTATCAGGTTCATCTCGTTTCTCCACTGCGGTTTCAATCTCAATTAGTTTTTGTATGTAGTGCGCGGCTTTGCGTAGGTCGTTGATGCCACCCTTGTGCCGCCAACGTGACAGGTACTTAACGGCGTTGCCATCGAAGTACCCAAGCCCCCAGTCGTGAATTACGTCCCAGGTCTCATGCGTAAACTGCTTGTAGTGGGTGCCGCCCACCTGCTGCTCATTTGCTTTCACCACGGAGCTTCCTCATAACGGTTGGGATTTTTGCGAGTGCGGCTGCTTTTATTGACATACCATCGGTTGTCTTGGAGTGTCCACTTGAATGGCCAAGGGCTACTTCTTCTAAGAGTTCCAGCGTCCAGAAGCGATGAAGGTTCGCACACTCCCTCCTGCGTCTGTTGTTGCGGGTGTCCTTGACTATCGTCCATGCGTCGCATCTTGGGCATTTCACTTCTCCATCTCCAGTTTGTCAGGGCATGGGCCATGGCCAGTCCACGGGCTGATTGCTTTATCGGTTGGTTTGAGGATCGCCATCCTGCGTTGGCAGTTCAAGCACTCGCTGCGCCACATAGCATGGATAGGGTAGTCAACCCTGCGGCCTGGGCAGATCACGAATTGGGTCATGTGTTCTTCTCCTTTAGCTTGTCTTCTATGGCGCGGGAAAAGTCAGCCATGCTGACTCCCGGCGTTTTGTCCCACTTGATATAAAGCTCCGCAATTTCTTCATCCGTCAGCCCCTGCCATTCGCGCTTAGTAAGTTTGTTGAGGCGTTTTATGCGCATGGCTTCTTCATAATCTTGATTTGTTGGCCCCGCATTCCAAACAGGTTGTAATTGAGATTCATTGTTGGGAAAGTCAACAGGGTTGTCAGTGTTTGAATAATGTGGTTTAAGTGGGTGGGTATAGAGTGGACGAATAAACTTTCCTTTCGGGCCGGGGCCAAACATCACGTTGCCGTCATCGGATAACCACGCCACCGGCTCTTGCACAGGCTGTTTCCCAATAAACTCATCCAACAACGGAGTGCCGTAGGTATATTTTTCTTCAGGCTCTGCAAGCCGAGTGCGAAGGGCTTCATAAAGACTTGCAATTGCTTTGTGTTGTCGGGTTAATTCTTCTTTGCCAGCAAAATCTTCAATGATGGGCAGATTTAGTTCCAACGCCTCCAGCGCAATCTTTATCAGCTGACGGTCAGTGGTCATGCTTTACCTCATAGTCTTTGAATACGACGCCTTTGCTGGCATCACCAACTTTGCAAGCCTTGACCCATCCTTTTTTGCCTGATGGATATGTCCTCCAATGACCACGCCGATCATGTAAACGTGGGCTTGCGTGAGTCCCTCCTTGCGGTTCAGACTTTTCAGCCTTTGGCCCAATCTCTACCGTGTGCCAATCAAATGTCAGCGCCGGCTTTCCTTTGGCGGCCCGTTTGCGGTTGATGAATGTCTTTTGCGGAGTCGGTTTATAAGCCTGTCCACCTTCTGACAACTTGGCAAGAACCGCGCAAACCATCCTAAGAACTGGATCAATCTGCTGTCGAGT